TGTAGATTTCCATTTCTAAGTCGATGATCGGAGCATCTGTTTATCTATCTTACTTAGTCATGTCATTTTCGAAAAAATTATTGCAGTTATTAAGTGTTCTCATTAAAGCAGATATTTCATCTGGTGTTAATCCGTCAGCATACACTGTCTTTTCTGATAATAATTATTTTAATCTGTCTTTAGCTTACATAAATACTGAAGAAAAAAGTGCACAAACACAATGTCTTTGCCATGCTATCGTTCTAGCTTGTTATTATTAGAAAACTGATATTGGTTCTTCTTTTAATAATGATTCCAATTTGAGATGTATATTAATATCCGATAAAGGTTTTAACATTAATTCTCCACTTAATAATTCCCATGTTTCTTTTACTTTCTTTGGTGCATCTTTTCTTTTTGATAACCATTCTGATATTTCAAATGGATTGAACACTATAGGTTATTATTAGAATTGTGATATCAAACTGTTCCACTCTGGTCTAAAAAAAGCTTGTATCATGTGCATTTTTGTTTGTTGTTTTCTATCAATACCATCATTATTTCTAATAAATTATACTGAAAAATATCTTCCGGCAATTGATCTATGTTCTTCATAACTGATTTATGTTAATACTGGTCTTGATCTTGTTGGATATTCAACTAATGTTGTTTTCTTATGATCAATGGTATATTAAGCAATTTCAGTACTACGGAATTTGTTTTTATTAATTAATGCATATTAATTAAGCCAATCTGTGAGATCATTGTTTTCCCATAAATTGATTATTATGTCAGGTACAATGTCTGGTAAAGGTTCTAGTTTATCTATTGTATAATCGTTGAAATATGGGTGAATGTAAGGTCTCCATAAATATGCTTATTCAGCATGTTTATTTTGTGTTAAAACATGTTTATATTTGTTTACAACTTCAATTTGATGATGCATCATGGCTTCTACATTAAATAAAGGTGGGACATCAATTACTTTAATTGTATCTTTGTTTTTAATATTTCTTATGTACCACGGATCGGATTGTAGGTATATTTTTCCTTCTTTCTAATTAGTGTCCTTCCATTAAATTCTTTCTTCTTCACGATCTTCATTACCACCATCGGTTCTTTTTTGTATTAAAGCCATATATTTTGGTAAATATATTGCTGGTGTTAGAGATGTA